CGGTTTTCCTTCCGAGGAGAATTGTGCAAGCTCCTGTGCGTGTTGGTGCCGGTTTCCGCTGTGAAAAACCGGTATAATGAGGGTGTTGGGGCCTAGGAGACCACGAGAGCCGAGTAGTATCGGTTCGGAACTGAGGGTAGGTGAGCTATAAATAGCCTGGTAGACTCCTGTTGGAATCTGTCTGCCTTAAAACGGCGTGCCCTACCTGCTGAGCGTCCCCGTACTCCCGTCATGGTGGTTCCCATCCCTCCCGCCACCTTCACAAACAAAACTCCGCGCCGACCGGCGGCGCTGCGAGTATAAAGGCGAATTGAAACTCGGCAATAACGGATAAATATGTGGCACAAGAATACCTTACAACTCGTCCCTTTGTGGACGACTTGTGTCTTGCTGGACCCGTTTCCTCTCTTCTCCGAGAGGTTTTGGAGCAAAAGATTAACGCGTCGTCGAAGGGGGGGTCGGTGCGCCCCTCCGGTTGACGTTAAACAGAACGAGCATCCGCCGAGTAGTAGCACAGCTACCGGGTGTACAAAAGTGCATAGCCTTAGGAGGAAGGCTAGGGCCTGTGTTCGGTTTCTTTCACACGAGCATGGGTTGAAGAGGGCGTACGCTCTCCCTTCCCGGATTGAATGCGGTCATCTTCGTTCCGCTATCCGGTCCTGCTTCGGCTACCTTACCGAGGTTCAGGAACTCTCGTTCAAAACTTCACAGAAGCTTGAAAAGAGCTGCTGTCGATACTGCGAAAGTAGTATCGTCGAAAGAGTGACTAAATGGAAAGAAGAAAGGGTTCGTGAGGTCGTATGTGACGGAGATCACATCCTCAAGTTCGCGGAGCAGCTCGGCAGGAATGTCGAACGCGGTTGGAACCGAGGTAAGTACCCGTATATCCCGAACGGGCACGCTTGTCTTGGAGTGACGAGGCGCGAGGGTGGGACTTGGTTGGCGGGTACGGAGGTTGAAAACTCCGTGACTGTGAAAGCAGTCGTGTCTGCCGGCAAACCGAGGATTGTTACGCTCTTCGGCGAGCGTAATGGTGCCGTACTCCACTCCCTGCATCACTCCTTATATGACGTCCTCTCAAGGAAGGGATGGCTTCTTGTCGGTAGCCCTACCGATGAGAAAGTCGCACGTTTGAATGGTGGCGATTATATCAGTGTGGATTACCGATCCGCGACAGATAATATAAAAGCCGAATATGTTCGAGCCATCATACGTGTATTAATCGACAAAGCAGAAGGGATGACCGATGAGGAGAGTCTAGCTCTTCGCTACATCGGTGACTGGTATATTGACGGCTTACCAGTCCGGACCTGCCAGCCCATGGGGAGTTTAATGAGCTTCCCGATGTTGTGTCTTTTTAATAAGACTGTGGTAGATCTTGCCCTTAACGATCTGCTGATCGATGGGAAAATCTCGTTCAAGGAATGGACGAGTCATCGTTGTCTCATTAACGGCGATGATCTTCTTACCCGGGATTGTGTGTCAGCACCCGGGGAGCTGTTGTCTCGTATCTCCTATCACGCCTTGATGGTTGGACCATCCGTGAATCCGGAGAAGACAATGGTGGACAGTACCAAGGGAGAAATCAATTCCACCCTTTTTATTAATGCTGTCGAGGAGAAGAAAGTCAACTGCGGCGCCCTTTGTATGGGTCGTGAGGAGGCGGATGTGGTCGGTTTCGCAGACCGCTCCTGCCTGACAGTCGATGGGTTCTTGAGCTGCGTACGCAGGAATCTCAGCCAGCTGAGAAATCAAGATGTAAAAATTGTGGGTACGTTGGAGTTCAGGCGCTTTCGAGCGCTTGTCCGTGACCCTATCACCCGTTCGGCGCTCACGTCCCTTCCTTCGAGGGCACCGGAAGCCGCTAATCCCTTCCCCGTAGTATCCAAGCCTGTAGGATACGATTTGACTCGCGAGGAAGAGATTGTTCTCATAAGAGAGAGGGTCGACAGGCTACGCTCGGAAGGGTACGTTCCCCCTCAACGTGCTCCGTTCGAAAAGAGTGTAGTAGCGCGCGTCAGCGTTAGACGTGCGCTAAAGAGAAAAACCACCCCTGAGGAGGACTCTGTCCTTCTGGTTCTTGCCAGGGGTTGGGAGAAGAGGACTAAGAGTGTCCTTGCTCAGCAAGAACCTCCCTTAGTGGAACATGTGCCGTTCGAGCATGTCTGCGATAACTGTTCGGGTCACTCCAGGGCGATCCGTGCAGTCTGTGAAATAAGGGAATTAAAACGAGTGTCGTGGCTTCCTGTAAGGGAACGCCAGGTACCTGGTGATGACGAGAGTCTAGCCTTGTAGATACTCACGGAAC